GTGCAAAACAAATGGGAGCAAAATAATATGCCTTTACAACAACTACAATTTAAAACATCTGTATTTACAGGAACAAGACGACAAGCAGTAGCAGGAGAATCTCTTGCTAAATTAATTACTGGTGGAATTGCTGGAGTAAGCAAGGTAATGAACCAAGTTAAATCTGCAGATGAAGCACAAGATGTTTTAATCTACAACGATCAACTAGTAAAAAGAAAACAAGCAGAATCAGATGGGGACTATGGCTCTTTGAATTGGACAGACAAAGCAAACTTTGATGAAAAATGGAGCCAAGACAATCAGATAGAATACAGTTCTCACAAATATAAACAACAAAATGAAATGCTTAATATTGATAGAGAAATTGCTTCTGACAAACTTCTTGATGCAGAAAATAGATCAGAAGCAGCAGCTTACTCTAAGGGTCTAAGTACAGTAGATGCTTACAATCCAACTTCAGCTCTTACTACTATAAGACAACTTGACCCATCATTTAAAACAGAAACATTCTTTAACGATAGAGTAAATGTTACTATGAATGAAATAGCAGAAGATAGAAATAAAGTATTTAGTTTAATGTCTGGTTCTCAACTTGAGAGCCACTTCAATCTTGAATATATAAAAGATAAAAAAATTAAGAAACCTTTTACTGACTATGTAAACAAAAGATATGTGAGTGACATTGTAAGAACCAAGAACTATTCTGACTCAACACAACTTGTGGCTCTATCTTCAAAACTAGGACTGTCTCTTCAAGATACAGACAAAGTTGTAAAAGAAGAAGCAAAGAACCAACTAGCACTATCTGCAAGAACTGGTGACAAGAATGCAATTAAGTCATCACTTGATCTAGCAAAAGATCTACACTTAAGTACTGAAGTATTCACTACTAATGCAAAGGCATTCTTATCTAATCCAACAGTTGAAGGATGGAGTACTTATATCTATGCAAGAGATGATCACCAATACCCAGACAAGACAGATCTACAACTAAAAGCAATTAGTACTATTGCTACAGCAAGAGGACTAGATCTTTCAACTAAAGAAGGAATCAAGATTGCAGTTGATACACTAAATGCAAATAAAGGAATTGATGTAAAGATAACTTCTAAAGACTTTGAAGAAGAATCTACTTCTGGAATTAACTGGAACAATGAGAAAGTGAAATTCATGAGAACCAAAGTAAAAGAGACATCACTATTTTCAAAAGACAAAGATCAAGCATTTAAAATAGCAGAAAAGCTATGGGATAGTCAAAAGATTTCACAGTCTGGATTAGGTAATGAAGATCTTCCAGTTAGAAAATTTGGAATAAACAGCCAAGAAGAATTAGATACAGTGGCTCAATATATATATAGAGTACCAGAAGGCACTGATGGGACTCCTGTAATATCACATTTAGGAAATGATGTTTATGCGGCTCATTATACTGATAGTAGAGGTCAGGAAACTAATAAGACTTATTCTGCTAACGAATTTAAGCAATTAGTATTAGACTCAAAAGAAACGAACTCAGCAAAAAAGATTTCAGATGGAATAGTAAAAAAAGATACAACTTTTCTAACAGAAATAGAAAGAAGAGATGCAGAAATTATAAGCAGAAATATTGATACATCGACAGAAAGCTTAGAGATTGAGAACCCAGAGTTATTTAAAAGACTTTCAAAGAAAGATACTTCTATTGTTAAGCAGCTAGTTGCAGAAAGTTTTAAGAACGAAGTAGCTTCATTTAATGTAATAGAAGATGCTCTGGTTCCAACTTTAGAAACAATTATCGATGCCACTACAGACATTAAAGATGCAGCAAGAGAAGCATTTTCTTATCTTAAAAGAGGCGGAAAAAGTAGAACAGGTCAAATTGACACATCAAAACTAAGGGGTAGAAAATTGGTTCTAGCAAGAGAAAGAAATCACCTTATCAAAAGAGAAGGTTATTCAACTAAGGTATATGTAGATACAACAGGTCACGCTACTGCAGGTATTGGACACAAAATGAGCGAGAGTGAAAAGATTAAGTATCCATCAGGATCAGAAGTTCCAGAAGATGTTATTGAATCATGGTATGAGGCTGATACTAAAAAAGCAAGAATTGCTGCAAAAAAAACAATCTGCTCAAATGAAGAAAACAAATCAAGAAGTTAAAGAAGCACTTGTATCTGTAAACTTTCAACTAGGCACAAGTTGGACTACAAAATTCCCTACAGCATGGAAACACATGAAGGTTGGGAACATTGATAGAGCCATTAGTGAAATAAAATACACTGCAGAAGGCAGTAGAACAAAGAGTAATTGGAACAAGCAAACTCCAGTAAGAGTTTTAGACTTTGTTAACGCATTAGAAACTTTAAATTAAAAAGGAAGTAAATGAATAAGATACTAGGAAATATATTTGGAGCAGAGCCAGTAGAACCATTCCATCAACCAGCTACTAGTGAAGCTTTTGATCTTGGATTTACAAAAGGAGACTACTGGAATAGAGGGTTTAAAGATGACTCTCTATTGGTTATGGCAGCAACTAATGGCTCTGGAATAGATGCAGATACTTTTACTATTGATAATAACTTCAATGATGCAGCAAAAGAACAATATATGATAGACAATGAATTAACTAACGATATTCATTCTTCATATAAAGATAGATATTTTAGCGAAGCGAAGAGTGCATCTCACATGGAAGAAATAACAAAGTACTATCAAGAAGAGAGTGCCAAGAGAAGATTTCTTGATCAACAACACTGGGGAACACAACTGGGTGTTGGAGCCACAGCAGAATTAACTAATGCACCACTATATATTGGAGCAGCAGCTTTATTTCCTGCAACAGCAACAGTACTTGGTTCTGCTGCAGCAGTTAGATTTATTGCTTCAGGAACAGCTGGTATGGCTCTTGAAGGACTAAAGGACATTGTAGGAGAAGATGATAAGACAGCTATGCACTATGCAGGAGCACTATTATTTGATGGTACTCTTGGAGCCTTATTTGGATCAGGAAGAAAATCATTCAATGACCTAGCAAACCAGTCAATCCTTAGAACCAGTGGAATTACTGACTCAGTGTTACAGAAGGTTGCTAAAGCAGAAAGCAAGGAAGAGTCTTCTACGATAATAAAAGAAGCTTATTTTAATGCTACAGGAAAGAGAGCAGATCAATCATTGACTGATGTGTTAAGTGAGAATGCAGAATATGCAAACCAGAACTTTATACAAAAAGGATGGGAAGCTGCAAGACAAGATATGGCTTATATAACAGGACAATCAAAGTCTAGTACTATGGCTAACTTTTCAAGAAGATTATTTCCAGATGCTACACTTCAAAATCTTGACACTAATGCCCCAGACTTAGCTACTGGAAGAGATATATTAGAGAACCAACTAAGAGCCACAAGAACAGGAAAGATAGATCAGTTACTTGTTGAGTACAATCAACTAGTAAATAATCCTAACTGGTTCCAAGCATTGAAACCAACTAGTTCAACACAAGATGATTTCTCAGCACTTTTAGGTGAAATTCAAGTACTAAGAAGAGTACATGATATGGATCTACAAACTGCAGTTGATAAGGTTATGAACAGAAAAGGGCTTAACGGTCAAGATGAATTAACTAATCTTCTAATTAGAAGTGGTAAAGCAATGGAAGAAGTTGCAGAAGAAAGTTTTGATAAATTACAAAAAGCTGGACATAGACTATTTCAGGGAGATGAGATTACTAAAAGCAAAGACTATATTCCGTTTGTTTACAATAAGAGTATGTTTGCAAAACTTATAAATGAAGGTGTTAGCGAAAGACAAATTATTGACTTTTTCCAAGAAGCAATCATAAGTAAACTACAAAAGCAAGGTATTCAAGATATTGATGAAGCTGGAATAAGAACAGCAGCTGCAGGGTTCTATGCTAGAGTATCTGGTGGGAAAGCACTAAGATCTGATACTTTTGGTTCTATTATGAAGGATGCACTAGAAGAAGATATGTCTCAGTCAGAAAAAGATCTAATTAAACAAATATTGGAGCCAGTATATGTACCAGCAGATGAAGCTCTAGGTAAATCAGCTAAGAGTCTTACTGGATTAGACTATGGATTCATTAAAACAATACAAAACGACAAAGGTAAGAATGTAGACCTTAGCTTCGATAAGATATTGAACCATGACTACATTGGTAATATGGACCAGTACGCAAGAAAGATGGCAGGTGCAACAACACTAAGTAAGTATTCTTGGAAAATGCCAGCTGACATGACAATGACAGCAGAAAAAGCATATAAGCAAGTAATAGAACTTCCAGAAGTTAAAAAGCTAATTGAAGAACTTAAGATCTCAAGAGCAGAAACAGATAGTCTTGATGAATTACTGGCTCAAGTTGATGAGCTATCATTTATGGCTAGACGAGGAATAAGAGATTTAATTGAAGAAGCTATGCCAAGAGCAAAAGGCAAAAACAAAGCTAAGTATGCTGTAGAGCTTGAGGCTAAGACAGACGAAGTAATCAATGCAATAGAAGGGGGAAGCTATGATTATTTAAGACAAGAATTAAATCTTCCAGAACCAACTATAGGATTAATCAAGAATCTAAGAAATGAAATTGATACTATAAAAAATCTTGATGTAGATGCAAAAGCAAAAGAATTAAATGCTTTAATTAAAAGCAATATTGAAAAAGTACTAGATGAAGCTCAGAACCCTAAAGCAAGGTTCTTGAATACAGAAAAAGATATTGTTGATTTTAAAAATAGAATTGCAAAAGAACTAAATGAAGCAATAGCTGGAAAAGAACTTACAGAAAAAGAAGCAAAGAAGGAAATGGTTAGACTTGAGACAATACTTAAAGATCTTCAAGGTACACCAACTGCAAAAGATCCAGCAAGTTCAGGAAATAGAGCTTATAGAATAGCTCACTCATACAATGTAGGTAGACTGCTTGGACAAACTTTCTTTACTATGCCAGCAGAAGCAATGAATGTTATGTGGGATCAAGGATTAAGAAGCTTTATTGATGCAATGCCAGCAGTTAAATCTATTATGAGAGCATACAAGACTGGAAACATTGACACAGCTCAAGCTAAAGAGATACAAGAGTCACTTGGTATATACAATGAGTTCTTATCTGGACCAAAACTGTATGAACATGAACATGATTATTCTGCTATAGTTGGCTCTCATAAGAAAGATTTTATTGGTAAAGTAGAATCGTTTGGTGAAAACTTTGCAGAGTTTACTTTAATGACTGGTGGTATTAAGCCATTAACTATGATCTTTCAAACTGCACATGTACTTGGGGTATTCAAGAAAATGAAAGCAGTAGCAAAAGGTGGAGCCAGAACTACTACTTATAACAAGATGATTAAAGAACTTGGGTTAAGTAAAAACATGGAACAAGCAGTATATGACAGTATGAATAAATATGCTGATGATACTTTATTAAACTTAGGTAAATGGGATCCAATGACAAAAGAAGTATTCTTAAGTGGAGTACAGCGAAGAACAGATTCATTGGTTCAAATGCAAAGATTAGGAGATCAAGTATCTTGGGTATCTGAAGCAGACTATATGTTTAAGGATACAATTTTTGGTAAGATTGCATTAGAATTAAAACAATTCGTAATGACAGCTTATGTCAAGCAGTTAGGTAGAGCCCTAAACAGAAAAGATAAGTATATGGTTGGATTAATTGCATCTCAAATGACAGTATTGACATTATCTTACATTGCAAAACAAGGTGTTAATTATGCAGGTAATCAAGAAAAACTAAATGAAAATTTAGAGATAGATAAGATTGTTGCTGGTACAATGGGAATGATGCCACAAGGAAGTGTACTTCCTATGGTTCTAAACTTTGGAAGCAATATGGCGTTTGGAGAAAATCTTATTGGAGACAATAGACATAATGGTCAAATGACTTCAGCACTATCATCTCTACCAATAATAGATGGAGCCAACAAAGTATTACAAGCAATAAGTGCTCCAGCAAAAATATTAATGGGTGAAGATTCGAAAAAGGCACTTAAACCAATAGTGGACCTAACAGGAATTAATAATTCAATATTAACTAAACCAACATATCAGGCATTGATAGCTGATTAAAAACAAAAAAAGGAAAGAGAATGGAATTAGGAAAGATGACAAGATCTCAGAAGTTTGAAAGGCTTCAGGATCTAGTATTAGATACATATTTAGATGCACTAGACAACGGTGAATTGAAGGCAATGGAGTTGGCTCCAATAGTTACAATGCTAAAGAACAATAAGGTTGTTCAAGAAAGACAAGAAGAATCTGAAGCAGATGTAATAGACAGCTTAGTTGGTGCAGCTGAAAATGTTAGAGTTTAAATATCCACTAGCAGCACAGAGTACATTTACTTATTCAGAACAAATAAAAGATTACAGAAAGTTAACAAAAGAAGACAAGAAGATTCTTGTTAATAATCTTTTAGAGTTCCATAAGTATATATTCTGGTGTCAAAACTTACCATATCCAACTCATGATCAATTATATATGTCTGAGTATCTAGGAGCCTGTGTTAACTCTACAGATCCATTAATGCTACAAGCACAAAGAGGTTTATCTAAATCATTAACAGTACAGATTATTACTTTATGGCTCTTATTAAGAAATAAGAATGAAAAGATTGTTGTTGTTTCAGCTACTGGTAGAAGAGCAGAGTCGTTCACTCTATTCTGTTTAAACCTAATAAAGGCTACACCTTTATTAGAACATCTATATCCAACACCTGATCAAAGAAGTTCTGGTGGTAAGTTTGATGTAGCAGGTAGAACCCCTGATGATTCACCTTCAGTTGCAGCATTCGGTGTTACAGCAGCAAAGACTGGATCAAGAGCTTCGTTCATTATATATGATGATGTTGAAATTCCTGAGAACAGTGAGACTGCACAAAAAAGAGAAAAACTATTAGCTGGTGTTAGAGATACAGCAAACCTAGGTATCGCTGGAGTATTTAGAGAAATGTGTATATGTACTCCTCAGTCATCTGAGTCTGTATACAATACATTACTTGATGATGGATTCAAGAGAATTGTTATTCCATCTGAATATCCAGAAGATACATCAGTATATGATGGTGACTTAGCTCCACACATTCAAAAAGCATGTGATGAAGAACCATACAAGATAGGTTTAGCGACAGACGCAAGACTGAATATGGCTCATTTAATCAAGCAGAAGATGAAAGGTAAGTCTAGGTATAAACTGCAATATATGCTCGATACTACGATGTCAGATGCAGAAAGATTTCCACTTAAATTATCAGACTTAATTGTAATGGATCTTGATTTAGAAAAAGCACCTACTCATATTGAATATAGTTCAGAAAAGAAGCATACACTGTTTGATATTAAGCACTGTGGATTTAGGGGTGATTTTATATATGGACCTCGCTTCTACAATGATGATAGAAAAGAGTACGAAGGAATGGCTATGTTTATAGATCCATCTGGGAGAGGTTCTGATGAAACAGCTTATTGTGTTACTGCACAAATGGGTGGTAGAATATTCCTATTAGACTTTGGTGGAGTTAAAGGTGGATATGATGAGGTAGCACTGATGGCTCTAGCTCAGATAGCAAAAAGATATAAAGTTAACCTAATTCAAGTAGAGTCTAACTTTGGTGATGGTGCATTTTCTGAACTCTTAAAACCAATACTTAGAAAAGAACACAACTGTATGGTTGAAGATTTAAGAGCCACAACAAATAAAGAAAAAAGAATTATTAATGCACTAGAGCCAGTGATGATGCAACACAGATTAATAATAAACAAACATGCTTTAATAAAAGATAGTGAAAAAAATAAAGCAGACTATAAATTTACACATCAACTAACACACATAACAGAAGTTGCTGGTTCATTAAGGCATGATGATATTGTAGATGTAGTTGCAATGGGTGTTGCTTATTGGCAAAAATCTCTTGCTAGAGATACAGAAGAAGAAAAGAAACGCCATGAAGACGATCTTAGAGTTAAAAGCTTAAAGAAGTTTATGGAAAAATGTGGAATAAAAACTGCTACAAATGTAATGGACAAATATTAAAAGGGGAACTAATTCCCCTTTTAGTCTTCTGCTCTTCGAATGTATGAAATAGCAAGTATCTCTTTATAGAATACTTTCTCAATACTCCAAGCATCTACCAGATCTTCAGAAACCATAACTAAATATTGACCAGAATCATTCTTTACTATCTTTCTGACATAGTCTTTCTTTTTAGCTATCTTTTTTTTAGCCATTATATTTTGCCTT